TAGGTACTCCATCTAAAGCGTTAATCGCTGCTGGCTTTGCCGCTTTAGAACCATCAGTTTATGCATAAGCATAAATAGTAATACAGGCAATTCGTAAGACCTGTATTCGTTGCCTCTCGTAAAGTGCAACATATTAAGTCTTTTTAGGGTTTAGACTTGAAAAAAACAAAACCCTACTTATATAAATAATTGTGATACGCCATTATGGGTATCACTAAGTTAACTTGCTAACAAGGAGGAAACTATGACAAGAAACTTATCTATTTGGAACGATCTAAGACCATTCACAATAGGGTTTGATGATCTGTTCAATCAGTTTGATCATTACGTTGATAATAGATCAAACTCTTTTCCACCATACAATATCGTGAAAGGCAAAGACGATCTCAATTGGACAATTGAAATGGCGCTTGCTGGTTATAATAAAAAAGATATTGAGGTGAAATATGCCGACAATACTATCACAATCAAGTCAACTCACAAAGATGAGGATGACAAAGATACAATCCACAGAGGCATTGCCAAAAGACATTTTACTAGATCATTCACAACTGCTGATGATGTTGAGGTAAGAGGTGCTGAAATGGCAGATGGTATGTTATCAATCGCATTGGAAAAAATAGTCCCAGAGGCTAAGAAACCAAGAACAATTGATATTGCATAATAAAAAATAGATAGGGGCGGTGAGAATATCTCCGCCCTTGACTTTTGAATTGAAACCTGATATAATGGACACATGTATAAATTTAAAGAAAACCAAATTTTAGAAGACGTAAAAAAATACATAGACGAAACCTATTCGTCTCATTACGCTCAAACTCAAAAACAAGCTACTGAAATCATCATTGACCAAGGACACGGTGAAGGTTTTTGTATGGGTAATATTTTAAAGTATGCCCAACGATATGGCAAGAAGGATGGCAAGAACAAAAAAGATTTGTTAAAAGTTATTCATTATGCCATCATACAATTGTCCCAGGATCATTACAAGAATGAAAAAACTTTAATAGACACTTTAAAAGAAGATGTTGGTTTACGTTCCGTAATGTCTGAAAAACTAACTAACCCTAATGATTAAGGAGAATATATAATGAAACTAAGTGATAATACAAAAGAGATATTAAAAAACTTTAGTGAGATTAATCCTAACTTACTAATACAACCAGGTAGTGTTGTAAAAACAATCTCAACAATGAAGAATATATTAGCGACTGCTGGTGTTGAAGAAAACTTTCCACAAGATATCGCTATCTATGACTTGTCTGAATTTTTAGGCATGTTGTCTTTATTTAATAAACCTATCTTTGACTTTGATGATAAATCAATGACTATAAATGAAGAAGGCACATCTACAAAATCTAAATATTATTTTGCAGATCCTTCTATTCTAACAACACCACAAAAAGATGTAAAAATGCCTGAAACAGAGGTAGAGTTTACACTTACTGAAACTGACTTATCAAAAGTTAAAAAGGCAGCGTCTATGTTACAATTACCAGATATATCTGTAAAATCTGTTGATGGTGATATTATCATGTCTGCTATCGATAAGAAAAACGACACAGCGAATACCTACGGTGTGAAAGTAGGTACAACTGATAAAAAGTTTGACTTTCACTTTAAAACAGAACATTTTAAAATGTTGCCTGGCGACTATAATGTTTTTATATCATCTAAACTTATTTCTAACTTTAGACACAAAAACAAAACAGTACAATATTGGATTGCCCTAGAAAATACTTCTAAGTATGAGGGGTAATTCATGGATAATTTATTATGGGTAGAGGCGTATAGACCCTCTACAATTGACGAGTGTATTTTACCTGCTGAGATAAAAAACACTTTTAAATCTATACTGAAACAAGGTGAGATACCTAATCTTTTATTATCAGGTACAGCCGGCACAGGTAAGACTACTGTTGCAAAAGCATTATGTAATGAACTTGATTTAGATGTTATGATGATCAATGGTTCTGACGAAGGTCGTTCTATTGATACTGTACGAAATCAAATCAAGAACTTTGCTTCTACTGTTAGTTTATCTGAAACAAATAAACCTAAAGTTGTTATAGTTGACGAAGCAGATTATATGAATGCCGAGAGTGTTCAACCTGCATTAAGAAACTTTATCGAAACATTTAGTAATAATTGTCGATTTATCTTTACATGTAATTACAAGAATAAAATTATACCTGCAATTCATAGTAGGTGTACTGTAATTAATTTTTCAATACAAAACAAAGATAAACAAAATCTTGCTGGTTTATTTCATAAACGATTATCTACAATTTTAAATCAAGAGAATATTGAGTTTGACCCAAAAGTATTGGCTCAACTTATTGTAAAATATTATCCTGACTTTAGAAGAACGATAAACGAACTACAACGATATTCTGTATCTGGTAAAATAGACACAGGTATTCTTGTTACTGTATCTGAAGCGAATATACAATCACTTAATCAATCATTAAAAAACAAAAAGTTTAATGATATGAGAAAATGGGTTGTTGATAATGTCGACCAAGATCCTGCAGGCCTTTATAAAGAGTTGTATCAAAACTTTTATAATGTATTACAACCACAATCAATCCCACCTATGGTTATTCTACTTGCAGAATATCAATACAAAAATGCTTTTGTTGCTGATCCTGAATTGAATATGGTCGCTTGCCTAACTGAAATTATGGGCGAGTGTAAATTCAAATGAGTGAGGATTATAGTTTAACAAGTTATCTCACAGCAATCAACTGGTCTAAAAAGAAATTGATGGACACAGATGATGAGACTTGGGAAAAGAAATACCCACCTTATATAATCAATAAAGGTCTTTCCTACTTTGCTGATACTGTTATAATGGCAAACGAAATGAATAGATTGCACCATGCGTCAAAACATATGCAATTTTCGTTTCTAATAAATACTATACGAAGTCAAAAGAGATTTAGTAAGTGGTTGAAAGCGTCTAAAATAAAAGATTTAGAGGCAATCAAAGAGTATTACAAGTATAGTAATAATAGGGCAAAAGAAGCTTTATCTCTCCTGACTAGAGAACAAATTGACTATATTAAACAGAAAATAAGTAAAGGTGGGAAAAGAAAATGAGTGAGGTTATAGAATGGAAACCAGAAAACATGCTCGAGGTGAAAATCAAAGAGCCAGATGATTTCCTTAAAATACGAGAGACACTTACAAGAATAGGCGTTGCCAGTAGAAAAGAACGCAAGATATATCAATCATGCCATATTCTACATAAACAAGGACGATACTTCATAGTACATTTTAAAGAGTTATTTGCTCTAGATGGAAAGACAGCAAATATTTTTATTAATGATATAGAACGAAGAAATACAATTGCACAACTATTAAGTGATTGGGGATTAATCGAACTAGTTGGTGAAGTGACAACAAAGGCACCATTATCACAGATAAAAGTATTACCATTTAAGGAAAAGAACGAATGGGTACTTGAACCTAAATATAACATAGGTAAGAAAAAAGAAGAAGAACCCAATGAGAGTGACAAAGATTAAAACATTTTCCGAGCAAATAGAATCTAATACTGAAAAATATCGTGCTCTAATTATATCTACGGAACATGGTGATAAAGGTAAAACAGCAGAGAGATTAGAACAAGAAGCCAAACCATTAGGAATAGAAACTTATATTGTCCCTTTAAAAGGCACATATCTTTCCACAGACGAGGGTGAAATCAGAGTTTATAATTTAGAAAAAGACGAAAAAGGATTTAAAATTGATCCTGATAATACAGTTGTTTTCTTTAGAGGTTCACCTGAACGTTTAAGTTATTTAGATTTAATTACACAATTAGAAAGACTTGGTTTTCCTGTTATTAATTCTCGATCATGTTTAGAGCGTGCCAATGATAAGTATAGAACTTATTTACGACTTAAAGAGTTTGGTTTAGAACAACCTAAAACGGTTCTTGTTACTACTGTTAGTAGTGTAGATGATGTAAATGTTTCAGTAGAGAAATTAAATAATAAATTTCCTATGATAATGAAAACACTTACAGGATCTAAAGGTGTAGGTGTTTTATATGTTGAATCAGAAAGATCATTGAAAGCATTAGTACAAACACTTTATAAAACAAATCCTGATACTGATTTGTTATTACAAGAATACATTAAAACAGATTTTGATGTACGAGTTTTAGTTTTAAACAATACAGTTATAGCGTCAATGCGTAGAGACGTAGTTGAAGGTGATTTTAGGTCTAACGCTACACAGGGTGCAAAAGTAAAACCATTTAAACTAACTAAACTAGAAGAAGATCAATGTATTCATGCGGCTAAATCAATAGGTGGTATATTTTGTGGTGTTGATTTTATACCGTCAAAAGATAGAGAAAATCAAAAACCGTATATGTTAGAAGTAAATCACTCACCAGGCACAGAGGGTATTGAAGAAGCGACTGGTAAAAATATATCAAAAATTTTACTACAACACTTCTTAGATAAAAGTAAAAGATTTACAGTACCTAGAGATTGTGGATTTTTAGAAACAGTTTATATAAAACCATGGGGTCCTATTATTGCAAAGTTTGACACAGGTAATTCATCTTTACCAGTTATACATGGTGAAGATATAGAATTAAAAGGTCGTTTAGTATCATTTACATTATTTGGTAAACGAGTAAGTTTGCCTCATGTTAAAACTATGAAAGTAAATTTAGGCGGGTTAAGAGATTATTCAGAGGAAAGACATACTGTAAAATTAGATATGGATTTTGCAGGTAAGATATATAAAGATGTAGAGTTTACTGTTGACGATAGACGCAACAGAACCAGGATTCTTCTCAATCGTAATACAATGAGAAGACTTAACGTTATCGTAGACCCACAACGTAAGTATATGATAACCACTAAATTAGAGGTAAAAGAAAATGAGTAATAGACGAATGATGTATGACGCTGCTGTGGCACATGCAAAGGGTCATATAGAAAAACATAAAGCAAATGTTGAGATATATTTTAATCAATCTGTTGGTATTGGTGAACATGGTGACATCATGGAAACCATAGA